ATAATAATTAGTAAAACTGGTCTTATAACTTGCTTCAGTATTAATTGTTGAATTTCCTTGAATGGTGTCACTGCTGCTAACAGTAGTAAATCCATTACCCAAATAACCAAAGTTTGCTCCTGGTTTTAGCGTAATATATGATCCTGCATTTCCTGGAGCAATGCTGTTTCTAAAACTATCAAGTGCAATAATATTTTTGTTAATACTTGGAGAAAATTCCAAGTATGTGTTTGCCATAGAACTATGTGAAGTATCAAATTTGTATTTGTAATAATTTTGAAGTTCTATAGTTTGTAGTTCTGTGAATGTATTTTCAACATCTTCGGGAGAAAATTCAAACTTATTGTTTACAAACTCTAGTTTAACTATTCTAACAGGTTTAGCAGGAACACTCTGATCATTGAAAACAGAACTCAATGACAATTCAGTTACTGATGATTGACTATAAGCAAAAGAAACTGTTAGTAGTTGAGTTACTGGATCATAAGAAGATACAAATGGATCACTGTTGGTATTTCCAGATGGACGATATCCAACGTTGAATCTATATTGTGGATTGATTAAAGTTACCGATGAACCATTGAAATGATCAGAAGCAGTAGTATTGTTTTGAGATCTTATAGTCTCAACCTGATTATTTTCTAGGTCTACACTCAATACTTTAACAATTTCCGAACCTACTTGCAGTAAGTCATCTTTAGAAAGACCTCTAGCACTGGTTAATCTTAGCGTAGAATCAGATACAGAATATCCAACATGATCAATAATTCCAATGAAATCTCTAGTTATTGCTAGAGTTGGTTTATCTACATCAGAATTTTTGAATGAAATTAAATCACCTTTTCTGTAAGTAGTTCCTCTGGTAGTGATAACAACATTGGAAATGACACCAGGATTGAAGATTGCAAAATTTACATTCCCTGTAAAAATGTTAGTTGTATCTGGATTTGTTAGAGTTACTTTTCTATTTGCAGAATCTATAGAAAGAACAACAGTATTTGCTGCAATATTTTCACCTTTTACATTCTGTCCAACATATACATTATCGATATCGTCTACCTGGATGGTCTTTGTGGAGTTAATTACACTCTCAACAACTTTAGTAAAACCTACAGTAACCGTAGCTCTAGCATTTCTCTCTCCACCTTCATTGCCAAGAACTGCAGTAGTTCCAGCACCAGAACCTACAATTTGACCTGTAGCACTTCTTGCGGAGTCTGGATTTGTAAAGATAACTTCAACATCTGTAAAGGTTCCACCACCATAGGTAGTGTTTGCATAATCAGTTCCAGCAAGTAAGGTATCAATTCTACCAATACCAGTATCTCTAATAGTCGAAGCAAATTCTGGTGATTGTAGTTTTACTTGTTGGAATCTTCTCTTTCTAATGTAATAAACGGTTTCTGTAGTAGTATCATCTGGAATTACAGATACATTTACGGTATCATTAACAGAAAGGTTGTGATCAGCATCTGTAAATACAGAAATTACATTATCATCAACAGAAAATACATCTACATCACTACTCAAAGAAATAACAGATAATATTTTTGAACCACTGGTATCTGTAATTTGATTGCTAACTAAACTATAAGATGGATCAACAACAAAACTTCCAGTTAAAACCTGGAGTTTGACTGCGTTTTGTCCTTTAGTAGACTCTAAAACAGTTGCAGTAGCAATGATGCTATCAATGCCATCAAATAAAGAAATAGTAGATCCTTTTGTATACTCAGATTCTTTATCAACAATTACGTTAATAATAGTTCTATTGGACTTAATTCTATCAGTGGCATTGAAAGTTCCACTTACATTTCTCAATAAAAACTCATTTGTATTGAAAGAGTCGCCAACAACAGTTCCTGTAGTAGTTCCTTGAGTGACAGTATCACCATCGAAGAAATAAATTGGACGAATAGTATTAATTTTTACTGATTTTGTCTGAACAGACTCAATCTTGTCAATCGTCTCTCCTGTAACTTCACTAATAGTTGCAAGAGCTCCTACACCTTTTGTTGAAGAGTCATCAATTTCTACTACACAATCCACAGAAAAAGAACGTGGTGTAGTGTTTTTGACCTCAACATTTGCGCCACTTACAGAACCTCTAGTTGTCGATCTAATTGTTGCAATAGAATTAAATCCACTAGCATCTAAAGTGTTATTAACATTCAATCTGCTAATATCAGTAGGCAGATCATCTTGATTTAGAGATTGATCATAGTTTGAAGCAACTGGAAGTGAATAATAATTTTCTCCTAAAATGTATGGATATGCAGGTTGACCAGTCGCAGTGATGGTGACAAAGTATGCATATGTTCCTTCAGGATACTCTGGAGTTACACAATATCTACCATTGTTTTCATCGAGAGCAGTTTTACCAGTCAGTTCACTCTTACTCCATGTATAATCATCAATAAACGTTCCTAATGGATATGTTGTAGTCGAAGGACCACCAGTTCTTGAATTATTCAAAGAGTATCCAGAAATCATTCTGGAAATAGAAGAGGACGAATCTCCTGGGTCGCTATATCCATAAGGACCATAGATCGGATTGCCATCATATGCATATCCAATTATAGGAGAGTGTGCTAGTATATTTGCTTCTGATAGATTACTTTGAATATTGTCGCTTAGTAATAAACGAAGTCTTCGTGGATTACTGATAACACCATAAAGTTTTTTGTTAGTGGTGAAGGTATTGTCAAATAAAGTTCCTCCATTTTGATCCAATAAAGATTGTTCAACAGAATATCTGTTCTTAACCCATTCTCTGATATTTGCTTCTGCTTCTGCAAAATTACCTTCTGCAATTATCTCAACCTTTACAAATTCTTGAGTGTATAGTCTTCCAGTCTCAATCCTTTCAAAATCAACTAATCTACCATCATTATCAATAATTGCATTGAAAGATGCAAACTTTCCTCTTCCACTTCTATCAGTAATTCTTACAATAGGAGGTGAAGAGTAATATTCTCCTGGATTTTCAATTACGAGACTCGTTACCGCTCCATTAGTGACAATAGCACGAACTTTTGCATTTCTACCAGAAGTGATTGTAATTTCTGGATCAGTAGTATATGACGTATCATCAAGTGATACAATTCTATCAACTGTTTCGCCACTTAAGAATGCTCTTGCTTTTCCTGCTTGATTATTAACTAGAACATAAGGTGCTGCTTTGTATCCAGATCCTTTTTGAGTAACTTCAATTTCTTGAATACTGCCAAATTTTACAAGATCAGAATCTCTAAAACTATAAGCAATAGTTCCATCTAAGAACACACCTACCGAAGTATTAGTGGTTTTGTAAATCTCTGTTGTTTGAGTTGGTCTCTTTCTAACAATCTTTAAATTCTTTGCATCAGAAAGAGTTCCAGAACTTGCAGCAGTTAGAATATCATAAGTTGGATATCCAGATGAACAGATATAGTAGAATTGATCATCTTCATAAATTGCAGATACACCACCGAGATATTTTATTAACTCAGGTTGCAATACATTATTAGTCACTGCAGTTGGATATGCATTGTTTAAATTGACTCTCCAACGAACTGCTTCATCTACAACATCATAAATGATTCTATCTTTTGTGGTAAATCCAGGAAGAGTTGATTGAACTGGATCTCCAGGTAGAGAGTAAGTCGAATTACTTTGAGTTTCTAGGTCATATAAGACGCCAAAAACAATTAATTCAAAATCGCGGTATACTGCTGGAGCATAATCATATACAGATGTTCCTGCAGCATGAGTAGCAGAACCATCTCTGCCAAGTAATGTAAACTGTTTTACATTCTTATCATTGAATTCAAAGGTTTCGTTGTTGACGATAAACTTTCCAAACCTCTTCCATCCAACAGTTGATTGAACTGTTACTAAATCTCCTTTCGATGTTGTTTCTGGAATGTCTTTTTCTAGTTCAGTTCGGGATGCAATCCTGAACGTTCCATTGACAGTTGACTGGTTTAGAATGACTTCGTGGATCTGTTCATCAGGTGATCCACCGATTGGTCTTACGTTATCAACTACCGCAGAAGAGAATCCTAAATCACCATTATTTTGTGTAATTCTATTTCCAATAAGGTCCTGTGGGTCACCCCCAAGTATTTTAACTTTTAAAGAATATGCAGTTGTCCAATCAGAAGTAGAAGACTTTAAAGTGAAGTCTTTTGGGTTATATGTTGTAGGAACATTATCAGAATCCCTAGCAACAATCGTGTTGAAAATAAACTTGATTGAAGTCTCGGTTCCCTTTACTTTGTAAAAATTAGAAATATTCTTGATAAGTGTCCTCTTATCAATTTCTTGCTTCAAATATTTCTGTGGAAATGAATCGAGATAATCGAGTTCAAAGTTTTTGACTAATGCATACAAGAAAAGATTACTTACATTGTATACTTCAGTTCCAGAGTGTGCTGCTGCCTGAGTGGTAACAAATTCACTTTCAGTGTAAAGATCTCCTAGTTTGGTGTTTCCACTTACTCCTCTGGAAACATCATAGAAAACATTACCTTGCTTTTCTTTGTAAAAACAAATTTCATCATCGATTTTGATGTAACCGTTTTTACTAGGGAATGAAGACGCATCTTCTACTTCAATAGTAGAATCGGTATTGTTGATAATTCCAACCAAAGGGGAACTTTGATCTAGCAAAGACTCCTCATAGAAATCAATATCTCTATATGTTTCTAGATTATTGAGAATATCAAATGGCTGCCCACGAGATCCTGCTTGCTCGTAGTATTTCTCCAAGAAACGAGCAAATAGTGGATAATCGGTTACGATAAATTCAGGTAATTGATCCTCAATTAAATGAGAGATGCTCCTATTCTTTACGACCATCTAATCTTACTCTTGATATACTTGGAATTTACTTTTTGCAATGTCTACGTCTAAGTAAACCTCGCGTTTTGCAACAATATCATTGGACTTAGGAAGAACTCTAAGTTCAATTCTATTGTCATTAAAACTACCTTTGATGATAGTTAAATCATATAACATGATCTCACCCTTTTCATAATTAATATCGCCTTGAGAGTAGTTCAAGACAACCTTTTCTCCCGACAGGGGATCTATTCTATATAGGATGATTTTGCCAACCCTATCTTCCAAATACACGGTATAATTGGGATATTCGGAAACAACAAACCCAGTTGAACTCATAACGGGATCGTCATCATCTAAGAATGTATTTTGATAACAAACCTCATAATAGAAGGTTGAATTTAACTGAGGATAGAAGTCCTTCCTCATGATTACACTAGTCAGGTTTGAGTTGATTGCCATATCAGACTCGTCGATGACACCAACTACCTTACTGTATCTAAATTTACCATTGAACTTTTCGGTATCTGACTGTGCAAGGTAACCTTCGATACTATTGATTGCTCCAGATCTGATTTGCTCATTAGTGAAATTGGTCTTTCTTGTATCGTAGAAGATCTTACTGTCAAGTTCGACATATAAAATAGATGGATCTAAGATTTCAGGAGTTACAGAAGCAACCATGTAATCTTTCAAAGCAGACTTGATCTGCTGTTTTGTATATGTTGACAAATAAGAACCACTGGTTGGTTTGATCACCAAGAAGACTTGTCCATATGCAGGTGGTTCTTGCTCCTCACCACCAAAAGAAATGATGTCAGAGATAGCAGGATATACATTTCTGACAATAGCAGCATAGTCACCAGCGGTCACTGCACGGTCCTGTGTGCCGAAATACTTGGGTGCGTTATACTTTATGCTCTTAATGCCTTCGATCTCGTTACCGCCGTTTGCAGCGACCGTAGCGGACGAATTGATAGACGTTGTAAACGGATAGTTGGTATTATTAATGTTATCTTTTAAAACACCACTAAAAGTAAAGTCTTTTGCTCCGTTAGTCTCTGGACCATTGGTAATTAAGTAAGAAACCTCAATCTTCTGACCATCGTCAAGTTTCTTTCCTAATACACCATCGCCAAAGAATAACTCATATCTTTCATCTTCAATCTCATTGACAAAATAAATCTTAGACTCTTTGTTTACACCAAGAATATTTGTCGATAGTTTATATTCTTCTGCAACAGTAGATTGTTCGTTGAGGTATACATCTACTGTAATCGTGGACGTATCCACGTTTCTATTCTCAATAAGGAATCTCTGATTTTTCTTGGAGTTATCTACAACGTAGGTATCAGTAATTAAAGTTCCTTCTTTGATGTCTACATTGTCAAAAATTGCCTGATTTGATACGATCGATCGCTTTACATCATTGACAACAACATACTGATATAAGTTATTATCATATGTCGCAACAAATCCAGTGCCTTTTTCTAAAACAATTTGATTGTTTGCAGGTGTTGAACCCGTAAAGTCTACATTAAACGTTACAGTTGCTGTTGGAGCAACAATAGACTTCGGGGTGTAACCTAATTGTTTTGCCAGCGCCACCACATTGTCTCTCAAGGTAGCAGAGTCAATGAATAGTTCATTGACTACCATATTGGCATTAAACGCCGTATAGTAGGTGTTATAGGCGAGAGTATCGATTATGACCGAAAGGGCAGAACCTTCAAAATCATAGTCAGTAAAATCAGATGTGCTCTTGATATATTCTCTAAGAGCAATCTTAATCTGATCAAAATCTAGATTTGCTAATTGAGCGTATGGCATTATCGGGTTCTCTCTAGAAATAGTTCTAATGATATAACATTATCACGCCCTAAGATTCTCACATCAAAATCAACATCATAACCATCTTCATCAGCGTTTGGTTCACAATCAACTCTGATGAGTTCTACTCTTGGTTCATATGTCCCAATAACTCTTTTAATTTCGTCTTTGATCAATGAACTACTGAGGTAATCCAATGGTTCAAACAAAAGTCTTGGGATTTTTGAACCAAGAGCAGGTTGGAATGGTCTTTCACCAACATTTGTCAATAACAGATTCTTGATTGCTTGCTTAATTGCAGCATCATCCTTAATAACAACCAAATCATCAGAATTTGGATGCTTCTTAAATGTTATATTCAAATCCTTAAAGGTTTGAAACGTTGGCATGTAGACACACTATTAGGCTGTTTCTATTTATCACTTACCACAGAACCCATCCGCCCATTCTTCCTGGTTGTCAAAGATCTCACCCTCTTTGACATCTTTCATTTTACGAGCTCGCTTGAGATGACGTTCACTATCGGTTTCGGTAATGAGAGTCATACCCTCATCAATAAAATTTTGACTTTTATCGACTTTGCTATTGCCCATGATTGGTCTCCGTCCGTTGTTTTCGTTCAGCATTGGTTTCCCAAAAATAATCATCAGTATCACCTAAACGTCCCCAGTCGATTCCTGCCTCTACTTGGTATTCTATGGTAGATACCTTGAAATCAGGGAAACGGGGCGCTTCAGGCGTTATAGAGAGGTCATACAGACGCATCCTGTTATTAGGATACAATGCAAACTGACCATTCTCTAGTGCTATGCAATTATGACTCTTGTGTTCGGCAGGAGTCTCACTTACATTATTATCTATCACATCAATGTTTGCATGATAGTTATCTAATGTAAACAAATATTGACCATGAATCAAACCATGGTCGCGGGTGAAGATCTCTGCATCCATAGAAGACACAAAACCTTTATTGATGCATGTAACCCCATAATCCATACAGTTCCAAAACTGTAGGTTCTCTAAAGACAAATCTGGCGTCGGTGTTTTCGGCGCTCGGAGAAAAGCACTGATAGGTAACTTATCATACATCGCTCCATACTCAGGAAGGTAGGTCTCAAAGTAAAAAGCACGCCCAGGTATCGATTTTGCCGATACCCAGACGCCCTCTACAAACTCTCCGTGACCGTCCTGATGATCTCTTAGATATTCTTTACGAACCCATACCTTTTTAGCAGGAAGATTACAGATTAAATTCAACGTCCTTGACCACGATAACGCTTACGCTTGTTATTACGAGAACTGGCAGCATATTTCGTGTGCTGCCCCGAACCCTGTCGCGTTTTTTTGGGTTTGGACTCGATGTTAGGTCCGCCAGAAAGTCCAACTTTGCTTCGTGCCATAGTATCCTATTGATTGACTCCCATATTATAACACAGTTTCAACCACCTGCAAACACATTCCATGCACCCATCACCATGATGCTAGGAGGTGCCAGTTTATCGCCTAACCTCATAGTAGATAGACCGTTGGTTAAAACCTTCGTAGAACCGACTGCAGCGATGTCTGGGTGAGTGTCTGGACCACATGTATGAGGCACAAATGGGTTTGTCACAACATGCACTGGTCTTCCATTCACAAATACATTCGGTGATGATGCTGCTCCTACCTGTGGTGGGTGACATCCATGTCCAGAATGTAGATCTGCTTGTGCGCTAATTGGTCTCAGTTTCGCCATTAATCATTAACCCCTGGTAAATTAGACTCTACCCCTGGTGGAGGTGGTAAAAATCCTACTGTTCTATCTAGCCAATACCCAATACGATTCGCAGTAGGTGTCCAATTATTCACAACATCCATTGTTCCAGTAAATGTTGTGACATACGGTGGACATGTATGCGTAACCGTTAAAAGATATTGATATTGCATCAATTCAATCAATGATGGTTTCATCCTTACCCATAATGAGATCTCAGGTTCAAATTGATCGAAAAAGTCGGTGCCCTTCGTTTGAACATACAGTGGATCTAAAGGTGCTAGTTTATTAACATCCAATTGTGCATACTGACCTGGAAATACTTCCGATGTTAATTGATCTACCTCTGGTGGAACATCCTCTAGGTTCATCTTTCGATACCCTCGGATTAAATCCACTGACGTGTAATTATTCTTTAATATATCAGTCTCAGTCTCGTAAAACGTCCCGAAGATCCATTCGGAGTCATGGAAATATTTTTCACTATAATACCCAATCAATGGATTTACCAATGAAAGCGATGGAACTGGTGCCGATACAATACTTCCATATTCCACGAAGGGTTCGTTGAAACCCTGCGTCATCTCAGGAATATTTTGTGGTATAGGATATCCTTGCTCATACGCAACATCAGCAATCTTCAGAATGCTGCAACCAGTCCCTTCAATACGAATTCCTGTGATTAATTCTGGAACCTTCGGTGGTGGGCATCCCCCAACACCAATCGCCGTGATCACTGTGCTAGGGTTGATGATCTCGTATAACCATGGGTATTCACCCATCGGACGAGTCTCCTCAACATACTTCACATAATTCGGTGCAGGGACCAATTTGAAAGTATTCCCAGTTACTATGCAGGATGGTGTTGTTACTAGTTGGACTGGCATCTTTTGAGTTCCTCTACACTATTGTGCAGATAATCGAGTGTTTCTGCTAATTTCTCGTGCTCAGTCGAACTCGGGCGGCGATACATCAATGTCGGGGACTCCAACTCCAAAACCTTCTTCTCCACTTCCAGGAGTTTCTCGGATAACTTCTGGAGTATCTCCTCGATACTTATCTGTATAGTGACTGATTCGGGTGTCTCCGTTTCCTCTGAGGTAGCTCTCAGATGCTGCTCGTTCAAATCCATCGCAAAATTCCTCAAAATTCTTTAGTGCGTTTTCGTATAGGTTTTCATCGACCTTTTTCATGATTTTTTTCTGGCGGAAATTTTTTTATTTTCAAGTATTTCAAAAATATTTATCGGTCGTCTGGATACTTTTGTAGGTTAGAGGGACCCTTCGATTTTCGCTCGGCAACCCTAAGTAACA